CATTCAGCCTACGACGCGATGAAATTCAAACGGTAAAGGTGATGTTCGATGAATGATTTGATACTACAAGCACGACTATATGAGCAAGGTGTTGAGAAGGCGTTGCCAGCGGTGATGGGGAAGGAAACCAATCCTATCGCAAATGTTGCCCGTTCAGTCAGGGAGGGGATGTCCTACGGTCAAGCGCAAAGAGTTGGTGAGCAAAAGAGAGCGGGTCGGTTTGCAAAGAAAAGAATCGCTTCGGATATGAAAAACCTTGCAGCAGGGACTCCCACGACAGGAAGCGGAAAAGAAGTCTCACAGATGGCTGGCGCACCTTTCCCAGATGGAACAAGTGTGGATCCTGCACAAAGAGGGCCTACTGAAGCAGACGTTGGAAACGTGGCCGATGAAATGGCTAAACGGAAAACAACACCCGCTGCACCTGCTGCGCCTCCTGCCGATCAAGCGACTCAACAGGCTCCAGCAGCCAATCAAAATCAACAGGCTCCAGCAACAAATGTTGTTGACACCACGGGCGCAGGTGGAGCCAATGGAAACCCCGCTATGCCTGATACGGTGGATGAGAAAACCACGACAACCTTGAATGCAGATGGATCTCCGCAAGAAGTCAAAACAACGACTACAAACACATTGAATCCTGAAGTCCAAAATATGGCTCAAAAATTCCAAGCGGGACAGGATATGCAAACGATTCAGCAAGGAAAAGGTGCTGAAAAGAAAGGTTATTTTGGAGGAAGATCTGGTTTAGGAATGCTTGCAGATGTTGCTACTTTGGGCGCAACATCCCAATTCGGATCCACCGGCGGTATTGCTCGACGGAAAGCCAACAAACAATCGGATCAACAGACTCAACAATACAATCAAGCCCAAGGACGAATGAACCAAAGAAACATGGGAATGTCGCCTATTATGACTTCCCATGATCGACTTGCAAGCGCATTGCTGATTCGCAAGTCAATCCAAGAGCGAAATACAACGCGCAATCTTCGTAGGTGATCTTATGACCGATTCATTTGAGGATGCATGGGTCTCTGTTGAGAAGGCAGCATTTGGAAGAGGCCGTGATCGAAGGCGTCAAGAAGCCTATGCTCGCGCTCCAGAGATGATGAGGCGGTTCAAGGCCATGCGAGATATGCAACAAGGCGTAAATCCAAACAGGCCAACTCCTCGACGAAGACCAACTCGAAGATCTGCATCATCCGCCCCTCCCGCTGCTCCACCTCGAAGAAGGCCGACTCGACGTCGAGCAACTCGAAGATCTGCACAATCCTCCCCTCCCCCATCTCCAACTGAAACCCCTCCAACTACTACATTGACACCACGGCTTCCAACGCTCATTCCAATAGAAGAGGAAGAAATCTCTCCTCAAATACCAGACAGTCTCCAATACCCTGAATCACCAACCGATTTGGATGTTCTTGATCGGCAAGAAAATGATGCCGATTTTGGCCTATACAACGAGCCACACGTTGATATTGCCTACAAAAATGGGGAAGTCAAACAAATGCCCCTTGAAGATTTCAGATGGGCAGACATGACCGATATTCGAGATGTGGAAACTATTTTTCAATCCGATGAAGACGGAGAGATGAAACTAATTTTTGAGGCTCCAAAAGAGAAAGAAATTGAAACCCCCGCATCCGAAGTCATCGAACCAACCGAGGGCGTTGTTGAAGCCGTAAATGAAATGAAACCTTTGCAATCCGATATGGCAGGTCTTCCCAAGAAACCAAACAAGAATCTTGCAAATGTGATCAAACCATTGATGACGGAAGGCATTGCCAATGCAATCGGACCTGCTGAGAACCGTGATAAAGTGATCGCACGTATGCAACGAAAGAAAGCCAAGCCAACTGCTTCAAAACAACCAACGCCGCCTTCCGATGCTGAGGAAAAAAAACCTGTTGAAGGCAAAACAGATCCTGTGGCGCAAGCGGCAAAGAAAAGATTGAAACCAAAAAACAGAGGAAAGACGGGAATGACAATGGCTGATTTGAATCCGAAGGAAGAAACCATCGATCCATCAAAAAAGGTTGAAGAATCAATCAAGCCACTCACCTCTCAACCAAACACAAGTACCGAAGTTCCTCGCTTAGGATCTCGCCCAAGTCGTGAAGACGTCTTGGAAGTCATTGATTTAGTAGGGCTTGGAAATAAAGAAGCATATACTCAACTGTACGGTGCTTTGGGAGATTTGGAAGATATGGGGTCGGATCTTTTACCACAAGCAGCGGATATTATCGAGGAATACAAGGCAATGGAAAAACACAGGCGAAAGAAACGTCGAGACACGCAATCCAGTGAACGAAAAAACGCCAAAACAAATCTTTCCAAACCTTTGACTGACGGAAAAGAAAAGGGAAAATTGACCTCTGATGACTTGGCTTCTCGACTTCTCAACCGTGGAAAAAAGGATTGAGATGAATGTCGGACGGGATGCAAGAACTGACCGCCAAAGTCGATTTTGAGATGGGGCGTCGTGATTTCAAATACTTTTTTGAAGAGGTATGTGGCAAATACGATCAACGCAACCCGTGGATCTTAACAAAATTTCACAAAGAATGGTACGATTTGTCGGAAGGCAACAGCAAGACCTGTATTATCGCAAGTCGTGACCATGGAAAGTCTGTTTTTTATCGCGTGTATTTGCTTTGGAAAATGGCATATAACCCAGGTACAGAAGTGTTGTTCTTTTCACACAGTCAACACCAATCGATTGAACACATGCAAAAAATGAATGAGTTGATTGAGTCAATACCTGCCCTCCAACATCTCAAACCGAAGCGGGGATGGGCGAAGCAGAAGTTCAAGTTCACAAACAAATCCTCGATCTCCGCTATGTCGGTTGGAAAGGCAGTTCGTGGAGCGCACCCTCAAATTGTAGTCCTTGACGACATATTGTCAAGTGAAGCGCAAACTCAATTGAAACATATCTCATCGTGGTTTTACACCGCATTGTTGCCCGTTCTTCACCACACGGCTCAACTCTGTATTGTCGGAACTCCATTTTCATATACTGATCTGTATGCTGAATTAAAGAAATTAAAATCATACGCTGTTCGAGAGTACCCCGCGATCAATGAAAGATCTGGAGAACCTTTGTTTCCTGAGCGTTGGTCGCTTGAGGCTTTGAACAATCGGCGCAATGATATGACTTCCATCGCGTTCACAAGAGAATATCTATGCAAACCAATTGCAAGCGATGCCAGCCTTTTCCCAGAAGAAGTGTTGAATTCTGTAAAAGATGATCAAATGGCACTTTCTTATTATCCTCGTCCAGATCAGGAATTGAATTATTACATCGGATGGGATCCTGCCATATCTGCAAATCGAAAGGCAGACTATACTTGCATGATGGTCATTGCGATGGATGAGAATAGGCATAAACACATTGTTCATACTCATCACGAAAAAGGAATGGACTTCTCTTCTCAAATCGATAAAATCATCGAATTAAACGCAAGATTCAATCCAGTGATTATCGAATTGGAAACAAACAATTTCGCAATGGCGTTCAATCAAGTCTTTGCTGAGATCGGTGATCTTCCGATAAAACCATTCAATATGAGTCGAATGAAGAAAGAGGCTTTAATTCATACCCTCCAACTGCACTTTGAACGGGGACACCTCATAATCCCCTACAAAGACGAGGGAGCGACTTTGAGATTGATGAATAATTTGCTAACAGAACTCTCCACTTTCACCATGCTCGACAACGGTCGAATGGAAAGTCTTGGAGGACACGACGATATGGTTATGGCCCTCGCTCTCTCCGTTCAGGCTACAAAGGAGTACCGTGACAACATTGTGATACTCGACGCAGAACAATGGCAATCAAGATTGGGGTGGGCAGGTGCTTAAGGAAATCAAGGGAATTGATGGCGTTGAATCCATCGCAGAGGCTTTGCTAAAGTTGGATGCGAACCAAGTTATCGATCAAGAGTTGAAAGTCAATGCTCAAGAGAAAAAAGTTCTTCAAGACAAAAAGCAAGTCAACAGCAAACTTGGAAACGTTGGGAGTCCAAGAGAAGAATCTGGAATAGAAGGGATGGATTCTCCTCAAAGTTCTGCGCCAACACAGCAACCAGGTACTGAATTACTGGGCAAGTCATGGTTCCGAGATAACTTTGGGATGGAGGGAACTGAGATCTGCGAGATATTTATCAAAGGAGGTCGTGAGGATTTGATACCTGTTCTGCAACCTTTGATTCGAGCAGAACGAATTGCTCTCTTAAAATCGTACCCTTCCGTGTCCGAATCATTGATTGATGAGTTGCCATTCACTGATTTTGATTATTCGATGCTCCAAAGGAATCCAAAATCGTTAGAAATCCCATTTAGGCGTCTTGTGAAATCATGGAATGACTCCACAAGCGATCATGAACGAGAGAAATCATATGATGCATGGTCAAATCGTATTTCAAAGAAGGATCATCTAACCATTAGGGAACATGGATTGTTGCAGAAATGTGCCGAATATCTCAATGATAACGGCGCAATGAATGCTCAATCTTTACAATCATATGGGTTTGCTGCCAGTTCCAGTGAAATTTCAATGCTAATCAAATCACATGGATTCCTTTACAACATCTCTGCGGTTGGAACAAGCCAAAAGAAAAACATGCGTGGCACATTTTATGACGTTGAACGAGGAGATCTTATGATCAAAAACGCCGGTGCATTGATCGGGGGATTGTTTGATCATGGAGGGCAAATACAACTTAATCCTCAAGGCTCGCCCCGTCTTATTCTCCCGTTTAATTCAGCAATATGCAAACATTATGCTGACTCTTTGAATAATGAACTGGGAGTCATGGGAGTTATTGCAGAAGGCGATGGCATTGTCATTGAAGGTGAAGACGCTGTTTCAAAATCGCTGGATGTGGCAATACCATTTATCCACAACAAAACAAGCGAAGCAATTATCTTAAAGAAGGCAATTGAATTGGACGATAATGCAATGAGATGTTTGACATATGATCACTCATCGAGTCGCCACAAGGTTTCTCTCTTGAAATCATGGGGCATGTCCGACGAACAATTACTTGCTATGAAGGAGAGTGTTGTAAATGGCTGATCGTAAAAAAATGGAGCGGCTGTTTTCCGCCATCGGAATGGACATGGAAAGGCACACTACCCCAATGCCGTCCATGCCTTTATTCCAATCAGGAATACAAGAACCTGCTTTGTTGCAAGGGATTACCATCCCTGCGCTTTATGCTGCATCGTATGAGTGCGTCGTGCTTCGATCAATCCTAAACCACTTGTCCGTTGAAACATTCCGTAAAGGATTTGGCTGGAAGCCTAAATTTGTTGTAAAGTGCCGTTCATGTGAAGAAACCTACAATCAAGAAGTTGATGAGTGTCAAAAATGTGGAGGAGAAGTTCGCAAAGCCGACAAATCTCAATTGGAATATGCTGAGTCTTTGATTTCTTCACAGAATAATATGTTACAAGATTTCATTGAAATTCTTCGTGAAATTGAAATGGATCTAAACATTGTCGATGATGCATACCTGATCTTAACGAAAGAATACTTTGTTGATCCTGATACCAAGAAGGTGATGTTTTATCGGGTAAAGGAAATCAGTCGAGCAGATCCTATTTTTATGCGGATACTTGCAGATAAGAGAGGGGTTCGAGGTGGAAGCCAATACACAAGTCTTGTTGATCGTACCTTCCGAACCAATGACCCAAAGAAAAAGTGTCCAACAACAGGAACCCCTGTTGTTCCAATTCACTACATGAACCTTGCAGGAGTCGGCAAAGGGCAGGTATATACCGAGGGCGAAGTCATACACATTAGCAAATGGTCGCCATCGAAATTGTATGGTCGAAGTCCTGTTGCAACGATGTGGCGACAAGTCAATACCCTCATTGCAATGGACAACTATGTTTATTCTGCTTACCAAAAGAAGCGTATGCCACGTGGAGTTATGGTGATCAAGTCATCGAACATGGAAACTGTTGAACGAACTGCTCGGAGTATTCAAGAACACCTTGAGCGTGATCCAAATTACATACCAACAATCGGTGTCGAAACTGAATCGGGACGGGGCGGTTTGGAGTATGTCCGAATGATGGACACTCTTGAAGAATTGCAATACATCCCGATCAAGGATGACATCCGCCAGCGTATTGCTGCCTTCTTTGGGGTTTCCAATGTATTTATGAACGATGTATCGGGTGGTGGGCTGAATAACGAAGGAATGCAAATTGTGGTTAGCAATCGTTCCGTCGCTTACGCCCAGTCAATTTACAATCGAGTTCTTTTCCCTCAAATCTCAGAGGCATTCGACGTCACCGAATGGGAATTGAAACTCAACCCGCATGAAGAGGAAGACGAAATCATGCATCTCCGAAGAGATGAAATGGCAATTCGTAACATGATGCAGATGAAGCAAGCCGGTTATGAAGCAAGCCTTCGAGATGGAATTGATGACAAGATATTGCACTTCGACTTTAGGGAGCCAAATCCAGAAGAAGTCGCTGCCGCTCAACAAGCCGCTGCCGCTCAACAAGGAGGACAGGGAGGGCAACAGGTGGCAAAAACGGACGAAGGATTCCTTGATGATCCAAACATCGTCATGAAACGGACAACTTTCGATTCCTCGCGTGGATCGGTAGTAGTTCCTTCTGCCATGCACAACGCAATGGATCCAACAAATGATCTCCCCCCGCTGAGAACGATTAGTCAAAACACAAGAAATTCAGCAGGAGCATCACCAGGTATGGTGAAAAGGCAAGAAGGATCTCCGACAGGCGCAAGCAGCAAGACTGACAAACGGAGTCTAAAATCTCCTGCCGAAGTCGCAACTGATGCAAAGTTGAACCAAATGAAAAAGCGCAATGGATTGGATGAATGAAAGCGCAATGCTCTTTAACAGGTGAAGCATGGGGAAGGATGAGCGACATGACTACAAATTTTGAAATCATTGAAAAAATGGATCCAATGGCTCGTCGGGCTAAGGCGGCAGTTGAGGCAATCACAAAAGCAATCGCAGAGAACAATCGAGATGCAATCGCAAACCACCTGCAAGCCGCAGAGAATGCGATCTCAATGCTAAAAGCAGATCTAAACACACACGACATTCTTGCCAAAGCAATGCAAACCAAGCCAGTAGCAGACCAATTCCTTGGCGCAATCCCACAATTCGATAATACTGCATCGGACTACAATGGAACTGAAAATGCTGTTGCGTTGGGAGTGAGCCGTCATGGACGAGATTCAGGATACTATCAACCGCATCGGGTGATTTGATTTGTACCGGCATTCTGGTTTCAAAGGCCAAAAAAGGTATCATGTGCAAGACATGATTCGCAAACAGCAGCCAATGTTAGGCAACGAACCCAGTGCGGTTTCAACTGCGCCTGTAAAACAACTCATTGATAGCATCGATTCATCGATTGCAATGTTGGCCGAAGAAATCGCCTCTGTTAATCAGTTAATGTCCCAAACAAGAGCGGCAAATGTCGCCGCAGAACCCACTCTAATGCTACAAGAGGCAACAGAACGAATGCGAGCAAAGGTACTCTCTTTGCAAGGCGATGTTGCCATGATCCGGCAAGCACACAACAACATACTTGCAGTTAATCCAATGGTTCCGATGGGCATGGGTCAAGGAAACGATCCAATGCAAGCCTCATCCATGCAACAGCCACCAATGAATATGCCACCTGGCATGGGAGAGGGGCAATAATGTCGGACAAAGATGATGAAATTCAAAACGAACAAGTCGCTTTGATGAAAGAGTTGGTTGGCGAAGTTCGTAAAATGCGCCTACGCATCGACGCCCTCGAAGAAGAAAACATGGGGCTTCGTAAAGCAGTTGACGATCCAGAAACAATCATGAGGAAACATGGCTGGAAGAAATTCACAACTCCTCATGCCGATGAAACATTTGATCCACTGAATCGAAACGTTTCCGACCAATCATTTTCAACGCCATTTGAAGGAAGCGGCGATTTGTTCCTTAAGTCAAGGGACGATCAACTTCGTGAATGGGAAGATGCAGAACGGCAGGTGAAAAATCGATGAGCGTACAATGGTTTAATCCACTAACAGATACGGAAGAAGGACTCCTCTTAACTGAGGTTCAAGAGTTGTTAAAATCCGCAAAAGGATACAAATCTGATCGGGGGCAAAGGGCAGCACCCAAATTGCCAACTCCAAAGAAAAATAAGACTGTGATTAAAAACGATAGGTCCGACAATTGCCCACGGTGCGGAGCAAATCCTCACGAAGAGTGCGGAATGCCTGGTCGAAGCGGAGAGCATCAAGCAATCAATTGCAAATTGAATCCAGTTGCGTTTGATTCAAGGATGGATGATCTTCGAGAACCAGAATCAATCATAGAACACCTTGACGAGAACCATGGAAAAATGAGGCTTCCACGAAAGATTGGCGGTGTCCTTCTAAGAGGCGAAGAATCAAAAGTTGATTATCTGCAAAAGGATGCAGGTCTAAGATCGAGCATTCGTCAAGCAGTTGCTCAAAAAGTTCAAGATTTATTCGTTATGGTTCAAAGCAAATTTGAACCAGGTCTTACTGGAGCGGGAGGAGATATGTTTGGACGAACCGATGAACTTAACGCAATTGAAGAAAAATTGACAGACTTCTTTTACGAATATCTGGAATACGAAATGAGGAGTTCTGGCGGATCTCTTGAAAAGTATGAGAAAGAACCAAGTTCAATGAACAGCGTTCCTCGATTCCAAAATGTGGATGGCGGAATCCCTGTGATCGCACGTGGTTTCACAACCAATCAAAGAATCCCTCACACCGAAGACGGAATCAAAAAGAAAATCATCAGCGAAAAAGCGAAGATCCCCGCTTATGCACAAAAAGGATATACTGCAAAGAGCAGTTCTCTTCACATGCATTTGAATGATGGCGGCAACTCAGGAACTCCTCCAAATCTCGCACGAATTGAAGAAAAATTGGCTAATTTGACTAAAGGATCTTCGGTGAACAATCAAGGCGTGATTGGCGAGATTGAAGGTCTTATCAAGCAAATCAAAAACATTAGCAAAGCAGAAGATCATTATTGTGACGTTTGCGATAGAATCTTTGCAAAGGAAACTACTGCATGGTCAAAGAAAGGCTTGTGCGGCACTAAGGGCTGTGAAGGAAACGAAGATCATCCTCTTTTCGGTTGAGTGATTAAATGACCTCCCATGTTGATCGGCTACGAACCGACGCAATCATTGCGATTCATCGTGGCGTTGATTTCGATTTTGATCCGTTCCTAAAGGCAATAAAGGATACGGATTTGGTCAAGGAAGATATGGCGACAATGCTTGCTATGGGGATGCCCAAGCCCGAATTCCGCATGAATGATCTTTCATCTGCAATGCCTGTATCGTCAATGAAAATTCCCAAGTATTCGGATTTTATGGCAGGTCACACCAAGATCACAAATGATCCTGTGAGGGATTGGATGTCTTCGGCGGCGGATAACCGATACGGAGAACACCATCCCTTTGGAGAGAAATCAAACAGTTGTCCACTGTTGCATGGTTCAGTTCACGGCGATCCTGCGTATGCAGATCACATTGCTCACGCAATGCCTAAATTGCAAGATATTGCGGAAAGAGAACGTGTTCTTGACTACGATAAATCATTTTACGGTGATGCTAAGGAAACAATGTACGACCTTCACAAAAGAGATCGGAATCGGTATTCTCATGTTAGCGATGAGGATTATGAGCAAGGCAAAAAAAACGAGTGGAAGAGTGAATTAGGTTTTGCTCCTTTCTTGTTTGGCCTTGAGTATAACACGCATGAGCAACGAAAATCATTTTTTGATTTATTGGAGTCAATGAACGGAACAGAACCAGGATCTCCCGATTTTCGTTTCTTTCAAAACAAAATGCAAGAGAAAGCAGGTTTGTCTTGGGGTCGAGCATTAAGGAATTGGAGAGAACGATTTACGCCCCTCCTTGGGTGGTGGTTGCGACCAAGTGATCGGCATGGTCCGGTTAGCCCTCTTGGACTTGGACCTGGCATGATGGCAAAGTCGAATAATGCAGACGCTCATGTGATGAGTCCTTGGGTTCACGAAGGCGATAACATCGTTGAATCAACAAACCATCATTGGTGGGATCTCTATACGCCATGGGGTGGGGTTGGAAGAAGCGTTGAATCTCTGCGACAAATGTTTGAACAATCTTATCCAAAGTGGTTTGGTCAAGGGTGGATTTCCGATATGCTCATCAACGAGAATGCCTCTGCATTCATGCAATATGAGCATGACGGAGGAAGTCACTTTCCAAACGCAGTAAATCAGCCAATAGGGGATCCTAATCACCCCTCCCGATCATCAATCAAATCATCTTTGAATAGTGGAAACTTGTTTGAACAGCGCAGATCAAACTGGAGCCATGGTTCAAACTTGCATTTCTTGCACCCAAGTGAAGTTGAAGGGCAAGGAGGACGGATGATTGTTCCGAGCGACAATCTCATGCTAAGTCGATTGGGAAGATCTTTGGCGAGTCAAGCCGATATGGGTTCTCCTCGAATTGGAATGTTTAGGGAAGAACATCCATCGTCATCAAAGGCTTATTGGGACTCTCACAATGCTTTGTACGCAGCAAATGATATGCATTTGGGGCAAGCAATGTCTAACATGGCTATGCAAGTTATGAAGCAATTTGGACAGCAAGCGATAAATCCTGATGATCCTACAAATCCTGAGCAAGCCATGATCGCAAGAGGAAATCTCCAACAAGTCGCAAGTGCCGCAGATTTTGCTTTGAAAAAGATGCCAATGGGCGAAACATATCGTGCTTTGGCACCTGGTTATGATCAAATGGGCAACATGAACATGACAGTCAAACCTATGGGTCCAGTCCATCCGATGTCACATGCTACATCACCTCCCGTTTATAACACTGGAAACACACACCTTTGGGGCCACGAAATGCCAGCAACACTTACTTGGAAGCATGATCCAAAACAAGAGGCGATTGTTTTTGGGATGACGGAAGAACCATTCCAAATTATGCAGAGAACTGCTCATGAAAATCACGTTAAGGCAGTATTGCCTGAGTTGCTCAAACTACCTGTTGGTGCAAAGCAAAGAGACATTCAAGCATTAAGTTCTCTTGATGGACGGGGGCTTTCTCCTTTGGCAACAGGAGATATTCACAAATCGGAAGATTACAAAGCAACAGGCGTATTCAAAACTAAGATCATACCTGCTTTCACCGTACAATCTTTGGATGAAATCGACAAATTGAAAGGTTTTTCGGGAGATTGGATCGTACAAAAAATGCCTTTGGGCGAGCGTATGTTCATCCAAAAGAAAGGAAATCACATAAAAGGCGGAAAATTGCCAAGCGAGGTAAAGAAGGATCTTCGGCAAATAACTGGAGATTTCACATTCGATTCTTACTTTGAAGACAATAAGTTGCATGTTCTTGATCTGTTGGTTCACAAGGGAACTGACATGCACATGGAGCCACTCGAAGACCGAATCAATGCGTTGAGGACTTTGTACGACTCAACAGATAATGTTCACTTCCCAATGCCAAGGAATTGTGTATCCACCGATAAAGATGGCTTGGCTAAGGCAATAAGCCCGTGGGATGGAGGGGAACTGTTGCTTCGGGATTCAACATCGACTTTCATGAAAGAGAAAGAGGTACATCCAAAATGGGTTCGCTATGCTAAGGACAGCATTGCAAAGTCATTTTATCCGCCGATGCCCGAAATTATAGCGTATCCAGATCAGATCAAATTGGTTTATCCCTCAATACTCGATCCAGTTGTGATCAAAGGAACGTTTCAAAATTCTGTTTTCACAGTTGATAGCATTGAGGGGAATGAGGCATTATTTGCAAAGTCCGAAAGAGATGCTCCAATTTGGGGTCCAGTTGCTATTGCCTTGCTCAAGGAAGGTGCTGCTGCTGCTGCATCGGGCGGCGGTGGTACAGTGACATCAACTGATTCTGGTACATTTAATCCAATTCATTCATCACAAAAAAGACGCCCTCGTAAATTGAAGATAGCCAAGAAATCTATTCTTCGTGCGCCAGCAATCGAAGGAGTTGGAGAGCAAGGCGACAATGTTGCAAGCAGGATGGGAAGTGTGAGGAGAGCGATCACCAGTGATAACAAAGCAAAGACAACTGAGAAGTTGTTGTCCATGGTGAAGGGGTTGAATAAAAAAATGCTTGAGATGTTCGCAGGTGAATACGGCATTGAACGAACGGATGATGGAGAAAAGTGGACTGTTAATCAAGCGATTGACGATGACATCATCGAACGAATGTTTCCTCGAATGAATCGAATTTCACCAGATGGTGGCGCATGGGCGGGTATGCAAGCCGATATTACTGCCCCAACGGGTCCAACTGAACTTTTGGACGATAGTGCTGTCACTTTTTATGATCCTAAACAAGAGGAAGAACCCGTTGAACAAGATCCGGTTTTTCATCTCAAAGTGAAGAACGGAGATGATCAATCCACAAGCCTTGACGTGGCTGAGGGTAAGGCTACATTGCGTATGCCAAGAAAAACAGAAACAGAACTGCAAGAAGAACAAGAAGTGCAGCCCAGTGATCGTTCCGAGACAGATGATTCATACTGATTGTTCTCTTTTCGTTTTGAAAGCATTCATATACCATTGCTTGATTTAGGATAGGTTGATGACGGCAGCAAACCTCTCAGTATCCTCCGCAACATGGTCTGCGGATGGCTCTGATTTTTTGCTAAAATCTGCTGCATCAAACGGCGATCTATTCGTCGCAGGATATGCATCGGTCGATATGGTCGATAAGCAGGGAGATCGTATCCCAGTCCCTGCGCTAAAGAAGGCATTCAATCAATTCATGGGCAACAAGGCATTCCGCAATGTCCAGTTGGCACACTCTGGCATTCAAGTTGGAGAAGTTGTTTCCGATTACAAAGATACAGAAGGCCGACTTTGGAAATCCGAAGTCGATGATCATGGATTGTTCGTTGTTTGCAAGATCCGCAACGACATTCAAAAGGCACGTGAAGTGCAGAAGCAAATCCGCAATGGAGAACTACGGGCGTTCTCAATTGGCGGTCAGGCACTATTTCGTGTGTCGAAAACAACCCCCGAACTCGGTACTCATCGTGAGATTACCGACCTTGAACTCCATGAGATCACACTCTGCAAGAAGGGAATCAACCCTGAAGCAGCGTACACGATCCTAAAAATGGACGGAGATGACAACATGAGCAATACAGAAGTGTTAAACGAAATTAAGGCAGGACTTTCCGAAGTTCTCAAAGAATTGAATGAAGGAAAGTCGGATGCAAAGACTGACGACAAATACATGAAAAATGTCGATTGTGACGATGAGGGCAACCCTATCGGACAAAAAGGCGATGACAAGATGAAGAAAGCCCAACAGGACGACGCTCTTGCATACATCGATACCCTCGAAAAGTTCGCTCACCAATCTGGTGTTGATCTCGACGGACTCCGTGATCACTTTGGTTTGGAGAAGGCTTACCTTCCAGAACAAGGATCTGGCGGATACTCTCACCGAGGACAAGGCGATGAAGTTGGATCTGGCGAAGATGCAACCGAACCATCGTACCCATCTCTCCCAAGTCCTGGCGGCAACCAATATGTGATCAAGGGGCCAAGTGTTCCTAACATGAACATGGGCGCACCATCGGGCAACCAAAACGTCATCAAGTCCCTCACCCCAGAAACTCTGGAAAAGGGATACCGAACCTACGCTGCCCTTCGTGACGAAGAAGCCGTGAAGGGTCTTGTCGAAAAGGAATGGCAGGAACGCTACAACGCAGAAACCGCACAGGCTCTCGAAGTTCGCAAAGCCAACGATGTCGGCGCACAAATCCACGCTCTCCGTGAAGAGATCTCGATGCTCAAGTCAGAGAATGTCGATCTCCAAAAGAGCGCAACCCCTGTGCCATCCGCACCAACCACTTCCATCCGAGTACCAACCCACGATGAATTTTCCCAAATGGGATCTGACCTCGAAGGCTGGCGAGCCGCAGAAGCACTTGCTATGCGAGCATTGCGAGGGGAATAATCAAAACAGGAGAGATGAAGAATGACGCAAGGATACATCCGAACAATCGAAGACATGGAACGCCTTTACTACGGTGCTGGCGCAGGATCGAACGCATGGGCATACAGTGGAACTGACCTACTCAAGGCAGACTCACCTTTGATGTCCTCAACCGCTGGAACTTACAACGCCATCTTTGGCCGTAAGGTTTGGTCGCAACTCAACCAAGAATTCAACGCTTTCTCAATTCTTCCTAAGAAGCCTTGGGAAAAGAGTGGATGGCGTGTCGTGACCGGCAAGCCTGACGAAGCCAGTGGACTTCCTGAAAACGGAACCCTCCCTGACTCCACCAAGCCAAAGACCATTGCAAGCAAGTTCGACTTGAGCGAAACCGCAATGTTCCTTGCAGACAAGGACGATGGACTTGGCGATGCACGTGCTGTGATCAAGATGGAAATGTCGAAGTCTCACGCTGAGTCGATCAACAAGATGCTCCTTCGAGATGTCAACGTCGTCGCTGGAAACAACTTTGAATCCATTGACCGTGCAATCTCCTCCTCCTTCGTTGAGAAGTCTGGAATGTCCGACATCAGTTCCGCAGCAGTTCACAACCAATACAGTCTCACCCGTGACTCCTCTGGTGCTACTTCCCGTGAATGGTACGACGCCAACGTCGATGCTGGTGCAAACGGTGCTTCCAACGAACGCCCTCTCACCCTCAACATCTTGGATGGAATGTTCCGAGCAGTTTGGGAACGGGGAGGTCAGCCAAAGGTTATCCTCACTGGATACGACACTGTTGAGAAGATCCAACAACTCCTTCAACCACAACAACGGTTCACTGAGATGAAGCGCGTCACGCCTTCCGTCAACGGTGTTCAAGGTGTTCCTGGTATGGATGCTGGATTCGTCGTTGCAACATACAACGGCGTCCCGATCATTCCTTCCAAGGATGTTCAAGATGATGGTCTTTCTCGACTATACTTCATCGACACTGACTACACCTACTTCTGCACGGCTAAACCAACTCTTTACCACGAATCTGGTATCGAAACTGGCGATCCATTCGGTATCAACCGTCTTGGACAAGTCGGCCTATTCCACACAATGGGCGAACTCTGGCAACTCTTCTATGGCGCACACGGCAAGATCCGAGATCTTAGTGCCTGAAGACAAAAAACATGGAGATGATGAAACATGGCAAACACAAACCTAACAAGCGGAACAATTGTCGCTGATGTCCCAATGTGGGCTGGCGTACTCGAAGAAAGCAACACCGACT